GGGAAGGAGTTAAAAGGTAATGACGGACAATCTACTAACTGGTATCAAGTATGGAAAGATAACTATGCTTTAGATATTATTGGTAGTGGTGGTTGTCGTTCTCGTGCAATACCTTGCACAGAATCAGAGTTTGCTACATTTGAGCTGATGTTAATAGCAAAGGCTAATGTAGTAAAGACTCATCAAGACTGGATTAGTTCTATATTACGGGCAACTGATTTAGTAGGTGAGCAAATAAAAGCTATGAAAACTAAATCTGAAGTAGATATGTTAGCTAAAGAATATGAGTGGGAACCAAATGTTTCCATTAATAAAGTCTTTGGTACTGCATTAACAGTTAATCCTGCTAGTGTTAAATCTATGACAGATTCTATATTAGGTTACGAAAGGAAACCTAGCAAGGAAGAAAAGATTGCTAATGCAAAAATTGCTTTGCAGAAACATCTTGAATCCCAACAAGTAGCTTAAATTATCAACGAACAAGTTATGGTTGTGAAGAATAACTGAACTAGAACTTGAACGAGATAGGGGTTAGGCGAGCAATCGCCTAGCCTTTTATTATGGATATACATTACGGAATACTGCAATTATTTATAGGTCTATGTGCCATTATGGTGGGTGGACTTATTGTTTATTTTGTGATAAACTATAATATAAAAAAAGAAAAAGAAAAAAAAGAAAGGGAAAAAAATAAGGTATATGATTATGAGATATAAATATAAAGTAAGAGAGTTAGGAAAAGATATGGTAGATGAAGTATCTAATGAAGTAGGAAAAGATGTTGGAACTGCTGAAGATATGGAAGCAATGTCTTTAAAAAAATTAAGAAAAAAATTAGACCATAAAAAAGAATACCATATAGAGTATATTAATAAGAAAGGTAATTTTATTTCAACTACAACTAAAGGAATAGAACCTAAATAGTATATATACCCTGCCCCGAAACGCAGGATATCATATCATACTTTTTGAAAAAAGTCTATTATGCAAATTGACACATCTGTTAATTTATGGTATAACTAATTATAAATAGGAGCAATAATATTATGATAGAAAAAAAATATACATTAGAAGAAATAACTGGTGCTTGGTATAAATGCTATGGAGAACATATGAAAGATGAATACGAGGGTTTTATACTATTTTTAAAAAATAAAAAAGAAGAAGATGAAAAGAAAACAACTTGAAAAAGAAATAGGTACACTATCCAACCCTAGTAAAATGCCTGCATTTGCTTGGGGTATATCAGCAAAGAAATGTATTACTGGTGCAAAGTTAGCAAAAATAAAAGGAACTATCTGTAATAAATGTTATGCACTAAAAGGACATTACGCATTTAAAAATGTATTTGATGCTCACGAGTTAAGGAGAAAAGCAATAGAAAAAAATGAGTGGGTAGATTATATGGCAGAACTCATTACCCAAAAGTACAAAAACCTAGATAAATCAAGGCTTTATCACAGGTGGTTTGACTCAGGAGATTTACAATCTTTCTCTCATCTTATGAAAATATTTATGTTTGCGTGTATCTGCAATCAAAGTAGATAGTCCACCACCAAAGTTTTGGAAGTGGACATCAGGTGTACACAAAGATAAACCTGCAGTTGGACAGGAATGTCCTGCATACAAACAAGATGGTGAGTGTAAATCTTGCCGTACTTGTTGGAGTCGTAAAGTTAAACAAGTAAGTTATAAGGAGCATTAATGACAATCAGAAGTAAACATAATAATTTATTAAATTATTTTTTGTATGATAAGAAAGATTTATCAAAGGCTTATGTAAGAAAATGTAAGAATTTTATTGATGATATTCATGCAGAAATACATATAGAAAAGTTAAAAGAATTAAAAAAACAAATGAGGAACAAATGAGTGTAGATGGAAAAGAACATTGGATAGAGAACAGAGCCATAGAATTGTTTGAGGAAATGCAAAGAAAAAATCCTCACTTATCTTGGAATGAAATAGATGAGTTATGTTATAAACAAGCAGAAGAAGATTATATGAATCAACCTGAAGTAGATTATAAAAAGATACAAGAGGAGTCAGAAAATATTTTACAAAAACAGTTGACAAATCAATAAAAATATGATAGGAGAAAACAATGGAAACAAAGAACTACCTCATAAAAGTATACGGATTAGGATATATAGGACAATATACATTACCACTCACAGGAGTTGTAGACGCAGATAGAATAGATGATGAGGCAACACATCTAATACTTACCAAAAAACTTATTCTCACTCGAGATACCTTTTATGATAAAACTAAAACTAGGGTTACATACGAGGAAGTTAATAATTGAATTATAAACAGCAACTAAATATTATACAAGGACTATTTATTCCACCTGATACACAGATGAGAATGGATTGTCCTTTTTGTAAAAATTTAAATACACTATCAGTAGATACTACAGAAAATAATATAAACTGGTATTGCTTTCATTCGACTTGTAAAGCTAGAGGTAAAAAAGAAGGAGAAAAAAATATGCAATATGTAAATAAAGTTCTTAAAGGTAATCAAGAACTATATATAGAAAACGAAGATTTTAAAATACCTGATAGTTTTAAAGGTATATATTCAAATGAAAAAGCAATGCGTTGGTTGTCAAATAATAATTGTTGGGAAGCATGGTCTTGGGGTAGAGCAGATATAAAATATGATGTACAACAAGATAGAGTTGTATTCCTAATTAAAAATAGATACTCACATAAATTTGTTGGTGCAGTAGGTAGAGGATTAAATAAAAATGTTTATCCTAAATGGTTTATGTATGGTAATAAAGATGTGCCATTTAAATGCGGAGAGTGTGATGATGCAGTTATAGTAGAAGATTGTCCGTCAGCTTGTGCCGTATCTAATATACTTACTGGTATTGCAATTATGGGTACAAAATTAAAAGAGTTACACAAGAGTCATTTAAAACCGTATAAAAAACTATATATCTGTTTGGACAGAGATGCTACCACAAAAGCATATGATATAGCTAAAGATTTAAGGTCGTCAGGGTTTGACAATGTCGTGGTTAAACCATTAGAAGATGACCTTAAATACTTTAATACAGAACAAATAAGGGAGATGTTTTATGATAGAAAAACAAATGCTTAGACTAATGCTTGGTAAAGCGTTCTATACAAAATACAAAGGCACTATATCACCTACTATATTTACAGGAGATATAAGTTCTTTGTTTGATACAATACAAAAAGCACACGCAAAATATTCAGATGACATAAGTGTTGATGAATTATATTCTTTGCATACTGCTATATTTAATCCTGCATTAACTCGTGCTGCAAAAGAAAAGTTTAGTGAGTTAGTAGAAGATATAAAAGAAATACAAGAACCTAGTAAAGAAATAGCAAAAGATATAATGCGTATCTTATCTGATAGAGATTTAGCACAAAGAATAGCAGTTGAGGCTACAGAAATATTTAATGGTAAAGATGCAAACTTTAATGAGATAACAGGTATGATAGAAAATCATAAGCAAGGTGATGAAGAAAAGACACCTGCTGTTACAAGTGATGTAAAAGAAGTATTGGGATTGCTTGATGTGACTACTAAATGGAAGTTTAATATACCTGTGTTAAAAGAAAATGTAGGTGGTATTGGTGGTGGTAATCTTATGATTGCATTTGCTAGACCCGAAACAGGTAAGACAGCTTTTTGGGTTAGTCTGTGTGCAGGACCTGAAGGATTTGCTGAACAAGGTGCAAAGGTTCATGCATTTATAAATGAAGAGCCTGCTATCAGAACACAGATGAGAGCCATATCTTGCTATACTGGTATGACTAGAGAAGAAATAATACAGGACAAAGAGATAGCACAGAATGCTTGGAGTGAAATAAAAGATAATATAGCTATGTTTGATACGGTTGATTGGTCAATGGAAGATATAGATGCACATTGTGAAAAACATAAACCTGATATAATAGTTATTGACCAGCTAGATAAAATAAATGTAACAGGTACATTTGCTAGAACAGATGAGAAGTTAAGACAGATATATACTAGTGTGAGAGAGATAGCAAAGAGGAGAGATTGTGCTGTGATTGCTATATCACAAGCATCAGCAGATGCACATAATAGAAATAGTATATCATTTGATATGATGGAAAACTCTAAAACAGGTAAAGCTGCAGAGGCAGATATTATTATAGGTATAGGCAGAAACTCTAACTCTGATGCAGAAAATAAAATAAGAACATTATGTATAAGTAAAAATAAAATAAATGGTTATCATGGAGAACCATCTTGTACAATTAGAAGAAGTATAAGTAGGTATGAAGTATGATTAGTGTAGTAGACGTAGAGACATCTTGGCAAGTTACAGATACAGGAGGATATGACCCATCACCTTTTCATCCTGATAACATATTAGTTAGTGTTGGTATAAATGATGAGTATTATTTTACTAATCATTCTGAAAGAGTCGATAAAGGTTGTTATGATAAAATACAATCTACATTAGATAATACAACTTTATTAGTAGGTCATAATATAAAATTTGATTTGATGTGGTTGCTTGAAGCTGGATTTAAATATACTGGTAGAGTATATGACACTATGTTGGGGGAGTATATATTAAACAGAGGAATAAGAAAAAGTTTAACTTTAGAAATGTCTTGTAGAAGAAGACGTATTGGATCTAAAGATAGTCGTATAAAAGAATTTACAGATAGGGGTATACCTTTTCAAAATATACCTGCTGATGTTGTAGAAGAATATGGTAGAATAGATGTGCAGATAACTAGAGATTTATTTAATTCACAAATGGCAGATTTTAAAATGCCAAAAAATAAACATCTATTGATGACAGCTAAAATGATGAATGAGTTTTTAATTGTATTATCTGACATGGAAGCTAATGGTATTAATATTAATTTAGAAGAACTATCTAAAGTAGAAAAAGAATACAGGGCAGAGTTTGCATATTTAAAACAAAAGATAGATAAGATTGTCTATAAACAAATGGGAGATACTAAAGTTAATTTATCTAGTCCTGAACAACTATCATGGTTAATCTATAGTAGAAAACCAAAAGATAAAAAGCATTGGGCAAAGATATTTAATGTAGGTATAGATAAAAATACAGGTAAAAATAAAAGAAGACCTAACTTTTCAAGATTGCAGTTTAGAAACTTAGTTGCAGATAATTCAGAAAAAATATTTAAAACTACTGCTGAACAATGTAGAAATTGTAATGGCAAAGGTGTTATAAAAAAGATAAAGAAAGATGGTAGCCCTTATAAAAACTATACTAAATGTGATGTTTGTGATGGTGATGGATATACTTATTCTAGTATGGGTAGAGTTGCAGGATTTCAACAAAGACCTAGAAGTGTATATGATATTGCAGAAGCTGGGTTTAGAACAGATAAACTTACACTAACTAAAATAGCAAGTGAAGCAGAGGGTGAGTTTAAAACTTTTATAGATTCTATTGTAAGGCATAATGCAGTTGATACATACTTAAATACATTTGTTACAGGATTAAAAAACTTTACAAATGAAAAAGGTTTTTTACATCCTAAGTTTATGCAAGCTATTACAGCTACGGGTAGATTATCTAGTAGAGACCCAAACTTTCAAAACCAACCTAGAGGCAAAACATTTCCTATTCGTAAAGTTGTGTCTTCTAGATTTAAAGATGGTATGATATTAGAGGTAGACTTTGCACAATTAGAATTTAGAACTGCTGTATTTCTTGCACAAGATAAACAAGGTATGGAAGATATAAAAAATAAAATAGATGTTCACCAGTATACTGCAGATATTATTGGTGTATCAAGGCAAGATGCAAAGGCACATACATTTAAACCTTTGTATGGTGGTGTAACAGGCACAGAAGATGAGAAAAGATATTATACTAAGTTTTTAGAAAAATATAAAGATATAAAAACTTGGCATGAAAAACTTCAAAGTGAAGCTATAAGATTTAAAAGAATTAAATTACCAACTGGTAGAGAATATTCTTTTCCATATGCTGAACGTACACCATGGGGTGGATCCACGTATGGTACACAAATAAAAAATTATCCTGTTCAAGGATTTGCTACAGCAGATATTGTACCATTAGCTTGTATTAATATTTATAATATAATGAAAGAAAAAAAAGTAAAAAGTTTATTAATAAATACGGTTCATGATTCTATTATTGCAGATGTTCATCCTGATGAAACATATATTATGGGAAAAATATTTGAAGAGGGTACATCAAAAGTAATACAATCATTAAAAGAATATTATAATATAGATTTTAATGTCCCACTTGACACTGAAATAAAAATAGGCTATAATTGGCTAGATATGGAGGAGGTAGAAATAGCATGAAAAAAATGATAGAAGCGTTAGAGACCCTAGATGAGTATGATGATTCAGATTATGCTGCTTATTTAGAATATACAGAGTTAAAAGATAGATGTCTTGTAGAGCCATCAACTATGTATATAGATGAAAACCACGAGTTTCTTAGTACATTTAAATACTTTGCACACTCAGATGGATTAGAAATAAAAGTAATAAAAGGAGATACAAAAATATGTTAGATACAATACTGCAATTATTTTTAATAATTACTATAATATTTTTTATTAATGATATGATATTTAGAAAATAATGCTTGACTTTTTAATAAAAGTGTGGTATAAGATAATAACTAAAATGGAGGACAAATGTCTGATAATAACTTAGTAAATATAAAAGGAATGTCTGATGAACAAATCATGCAGGCAATAGGTCAAGACGATGGA